TTGGAGACCCCTTTTAATGTATGTTTTAATCTTTATTTTAGTATGGAATTATATATTAGGACCTATTATTAAGATATTTACAGGTTCTGTTATTAGTTTTGAATTACCAGGAGATGTATGGACTTTACTACAAATTGGCTTAGGTGGCTATGTAGTTGGAAGATCTGGGGAATCTATTGCAAGAACACTTGCAAATAGAAATAATAATGTTAATAATGACGATAATAATAAATAGGAGTTATTATGAGAAACGATTACAACAATAGAAATTGTTATAGAGGCGGTGGAATTGCAAAACGAGGATTAGGTCAAGCACTTAGAGGTGGCGGACTTGCTAAAAGAGGAATGGGTGTTGCACTTAAAAAAGGTGGAAAACTTTTTGGTGGAAAAGAAACTTATGGTGAAGAATTAAAAGAAGCTAAAGCAGTAGCATCTAAAAAAATATCTCCAAAAGAATTTGTTAAAGGAGAAAAATCTGAAGGACACAAAGGCGAAGAAAAAGGTGCTGCAAAGACTGCTAAGAAATTAGCATCAGGAAAAATGTCTCCTGAATCTTATGCTGAAAAAGAAGTTAAGGAACCAATGAAAAAAGGTGGAAGAGCTATGAAGAAAAAAGGTGGATATTGCTAATGGCTGGTTTAGGAAAACATATTAAAGGTCACGGTGTTGCAAAAGTATTACGTGATAAAGTTGCACACAAACCACACAAGGATTTACAAAATATGGGATCAGGTCAAATGGCTTCTGCTGGTATGACATCAGATGCTCACCCAGAATTAATGTCTCAAGCTGGACCAGATATGTCTAGTCAAGTTTCTACTGCAGGCTCACCTTATATGGGTGGAATGTCTGTGGGTGGTGCTGGAACTCCAGCAATGAAAAAGGGTGGAAGAGTTAAGAGAAAATAATCATGGCTGGAATCGGTAAACAATTTAAAGGTTCTGGAATAGCTAAATCAGGTTTTTCATCTAAACATGAACAAGCAAGAGACCATCTTAAAAGTGGTGGACTAACTCCAATTGGAAATTTAAGAATACCTAGAAGAGTTAAAGGTGAATTAAATATGTTAGCTGAAGGTGGATCTGCTTCTTTAAAAGAAGTTGATAAAGAAAATAATCCAGGTCTTGCAAAACTTCCTACAGAAGTAAGACATAAAATGGGTTATATGAAAGAAGGCGGTTCTGCTAAACCAGGTCTTTGGGCAAATATAAATAGAAGAAAAAAATTAGGTATATCAAGACCTAAATCTAAATCTACTATATCTCCAGAAGCATATAAAAATATGCAACATGGTTTTAAAAAAGGTGGTTCATCAAATTGGATTCAAGGTGCTATTAAACATCCAGGTGCATTAAGAGCTTCATTACATGTTAAAGCTGGTGAAAAAATTCCTGCTAAAAAATTATCAGCAGCGGCAAAGAAACCAGGAACATTAGGAAGACGTGCTAGACTTGCACAAACTTTAAGAGGTTTTAAAAAATAATGGCTGATGATAAAAAAAGTCAATGGTCTAAAGCATTTGCAGAAATTGCTAAACAAGACGATATAACTGGAAAAGATAAAACAGAAAAATTTAAAGAATTAGCTAGACTTAAAAATTCAATGTCTTCTAATGAACCAAGAACAAATGATGTGAATAAATCTACTAGCCCTACAAGACAAGCTTTTATAGATCTTGCTAGAGAACGAGGGGTTACTAGTGCTGTAGATAGAGCTAGGGTAGCAGAAGCACTTAAAGGAGCAAGTGATTTTGGAAATAAAGAAAATCCTAATATAATTCAAATACCTACTCCAATGGGAGAGAATGAAAAAATTACAACTAATGATTATAGATCAAATTATAATGATATTGATTGGACTAAAAAAGCTAAAGGTGGATTAGTTCATAGAGGTCAAGGTAGAGTTATTAGACATAAGACAACTAGACATCATTAACATGTCTGGATTAGGTATTCAAAATAGAGGTATCGGAGTTGCTAGAATTCAAAGAGCAGAAGGTGGTTCAGCTACGCCAGCTTGGCAACGTAAAGAAGGTAAAAATCCAGAAGGTGGTTTAAATAAAAAAGGTATTGCATCTTATAGAAGACAACATCCAGGATCTAAATTATCATTAGCTGTAACTACTAAACCTAGTAAGTTGAAACCAGGTTCTAAATCTGCTAATAGACGTAAATCATTTTGTTCTAGAATGAAGGGTATGAAGGCTAAATTAACATCTGCTAAAACAGCTCATGATCCTAATTCAAGAATAAATAAATCACTTAGAAAGTGGAACTGTTAATATAATTAATAACTGAAAGGTAAAATATGGATGATCCAGTAGATGTAGCTTATAAACTACAACGTTTTATGAAAGCCCAATTAGAAAATTTAACAATATCTGTCACTTCTGGTGGTGTTGACAATATGGAAGATTATAAGTATATATTAGGACAAATTCGTACATACGAATATTTATTACAGGAAATCTCTAACCTGCTAAACAAAAAGGAGCTAAAAGAAGATGGACAAAACGTTATTAAACTCGACTGATGAACAGTCAAAAGAAATACCTAAGACCGTTCTAGGTCTAGAACAAAAATATCAAGAAGAAGATAAAAAAATAGTAAGAGCTGAAAACATTACAGAGTCTCTAATTGATAATTTACCTAACCCAAGTGGTTGGAGAATTTTAGTATTACCATTTACACCTAAAGATAAAACAAAAGGTGGAATTATATTTTCACAAGAGTCTTTAGACAAACTAAGAATATCTACTAATTGTGGTTATGTCTTAAAAATGGGTCCATTAGCATATAACGATAAAGAACGTTATCCTACTGGTCCATGGTGCAAGGAAAAGGATTGGGTGATCTTTGCTCGCTATGCGGGTTCAAGACTACCAATAGAAGGTGGCGAAGTCCGCCTTTTAAACGATGACGAAGTTTTAGGGACTATTAAAAATCCTGAAGACGTTCTTCATCATATATAAACATAGGAGAAACTATGCCAGAAGAAAAGAAAACAGAAAAAATGGTAGACATAGATACCTCTGGTCCAGGAGCAGATATTGAATTAGAAACTAAACCTGAACAGGAGAATGAAAATGAGACCATTAAGAACGATAATAAGTCCGAAGACACAACTGAGAAATCTAATGAGCCAGTTGCTGTACAGGCTGATGAACAAAAGAAAGAAGAAGTTAAACCTGAAGAAAATACTCAGAAGAAAGAATTAGACGATTATAGTGAAGGAGTTCAAAAGAGAATAGCAAAATTAACTAAGAAAATGCGTGAAGCTGAAAGACAGCGTGAAGCTGCTATCGAGTATGCACGTAAGGTTCAAGTTGAGAGGGACTCTTTAAATGGTCGTTTAAATAAGCTTGATACAGGTTATGTCAGCGAAATGGAAAATAGAATTAAATCTTCCATTGAAGCTGCTGTTGTTAAAATGACCAGAGCAAGAGAAACTGGTGATTTAAAAGCAGAAATTTTAGCTCAATCTGAAATTGCAAAACTTGGATATGAAGAAGCTAAACTTAATGATTTAAAAGAAAAACAAGCACAACAAGTTGAATTGAATAAGGAAAGAAATCAACAACCTTATGTTCAACCTCAATATGTTCCACAAGAACAACCTGTTGTCGCTCCAGATGCCAAAGCTCAAACTTGGGCAGATAGGAATGATTGGTTTGGAAAAGATGAACCTATGACATTTACAGCGTTTTCTTTACATAAAAAGCTTGTAGATGAAGAAGGTTATGATCCATTAAGTGACGAATATTATGCGGAAATTGATAGAAGAATAAGACTTGAATTTCCCCATAAATTTGGTAATACTAATACCCAATCGACAGAAGTTAGACCTACGCAAACTGTAGCATCTGCTACTCGTAATAGTAGTTCTAAAACAAGTCGCAAAACTGTGAGGCTCACACCATCACAAGTAGCGATAGCTAAAAAATTAGGTGTGCCATTAGAAGAATATGCGAAACAATTAACACTCACGAAGGAGGTATAGGCATATGGAAAATAAAAATACAAAGACCCCACGTGCGAGCGAAACTCGAGCAAAAACAAGTAGACCTCAAGTTTGGACTCCACCATCATCTTTAGATGCACCACCTGCGCCTGACGGATATAGACACCGTTGGTTAAGGGCTGAAACTTTAGGTTTTGATGATACTAAAAATATCACAGGAAATTTAAGATCAGGTTATGAATTAGTGAGAGCTGATGAATATCCAGATGGACAGTTTCCAGAAATTAAAGACGGCAAATACGCAGGAGTAATCGGAGTTGGCGGCCTAGTGCTGGCTAGGTTACCCGAAGAGATTGCTAAGTCTCGTGAAGAGTACTTTAGAAAAAGAACTCAAGAACGAACTGAAGCAGCAGAAAATGATCCTCTGAAGGAACAGCATCCAAGTATGCCTATGAGTAATGATAGGCAAACTCGTGTAACTTTTGGTGGCAGTAAGAAGAGCTAATTTTTAGTAATTCTGTATTCCAACAAAGTAATTAAAAACTTAAACAAGGAGAAAATAAATGGCTAACTCAACAGTCGCTTACGGTCTACGTGCCTTAGGCAAAATGGGTTCAAATCCATCAGCTGGTGGACAAAGCCAATATAACATTTTGAATAACAGTTCTAGTTCACTTTACCAAGGAGACTTAGTAATACTAACGTCTACTGGTAACTTAGCACCTGCAACTGCTACTTCAACTGGAGTATTGGGAGTGTTCAACGGTTGTTTAATCAATGTGAACCCAACTACTAAAAAGCCGAAATGGCAAAACTATTATACTCAAACTAACGTATCTCAAGGTACAATTGATGGGTATGTAATAGATGATCCAAATCAGCTATACTTAGTTAAATCAACAGGAACTGCACTAGGAAACTCTGCAGTAGGAAACCTTTACAACATTAAATATGTTGCAGGAAGTTCTACTAACGGTTTATCTGGATCATATATTGATCTAGCAAGTGCGGCTTCTACAAGTCAACTATTGGTTATTAGTCCGTCAGCATTTGTGGACAATACACCAGCATCGACAAACGAAGATTTCGTAGTAAAAGTGAAATCTACGGTGTCAATATCATAAGGAGAATATAAACTATGGCTATATCACGATCACAACTAGTTAAAGAACTAGAACCAGGTTTAAACGCTCTGTTTGGACTTGAATACAAACGTTATGAAAACGAGCATGAAGAAATATTTGATAAAGAAACTTCTGATAGAGCATTCGAAGAAGAAGTTATGTTATCAGGTTTTGGTAATGCTTCGGTAAAAGCTGAAGGATCTGGCGTTACATACGATACAGCGCAAGAAACTTTCACTGCTAGATATACGCATAACACTATTGCTTTAGCGTTCGCAATCACTGAAGAAGCGATTGAGGACAACTTGTATGACAGACTTGCGTCTAGATATACAAAAGCTTTAGCAAGATCTATGGCGAATACTAAGCAGATTTATGCTGCTAACGTTATCAATAATGGATTTAGCACTACCTACCCAGGCGGTGATAACTCTCCATTATTTTCAACAACTCACGCAACTATTGCTGGAACTTTCAGCAATACATTAGCTACACAAGCTGATTTAAACGAAACATCATTAGAGCAAGCATTGATTGACATTGCTAACTTGACTGATGAACGT